AGTGGCTATCCATTCCGAATGGCCCAAGCCACCCAGCAAAGTATTGGGACATTCCTGACGCTCGTTGAAAACATGCGTCAGATCCCGCATCCGCAAGCACCCGACTTACCGATGCTCGCGGATCCAAAACTGGATCTCACTCCGTACATTTATCGCGCGCTTGATTTCCTTAAGCGTGAGCTGACTTATGCAGGACAGTACAACGATGTCACAGGCGGCGGCGATCCCGCAGGCCTCGATCCCATCGAGCGCGCCCGCGCCGACGCAGGCTTACCAATCAGCGCCGGTCCAGAGCGCCCCAGCTTCGTACCAGACTCCTTCGGTGCCGCAGCAGGTGGACCCGACGCCTTACCAACAGGCACCGGCGGCGCCCCAGGCCAACCCATGGCAGCAGGCGTTCGAGCGTCTCAGCGACAGCTTGAGCGCGACGCGGAACTCCCAACCGCAGGCAGCCTACTCAACGCCGACCCCACAGCAAGCCCAATCTCACGCCCAGGCATGGCAGGCTTCGGCTCCGGCGCAGTACCAGGCAGCGCCTTCAACTTCGGGGCTGCAGACCTCAATTCCCCAAGCAACGCAGGCGTTCTCCCCACAGACACAGGCGCCCAGCTACAGCAACGAGCAGATCGCACCCGCGAGCGACGAGTATCTCGCCAGCGTAAGCAACGAAAGTCTTGAGGTTCTTGAGCACTTCGGTGCTGAAGCCCCGGCTCTCCTTAATCGCTACTCCTGTGTAGTCGAAGACGCTCTGTTGGCTCAGGCTCAGCAGACCGCTGAGACCATGCAAAAACTCGAAGAGCTTGGAGTCTCCCTCGATTCCGCAAAAGCAGTGATCGAGGCTGCAGCAGAAGACAACGCTGCATACCACGTCATGCTGACCAACCCTGACATGTTGGCTGCATACGTGAACGACTTCTTCGGTCCTGAAGGTCCCTACCCCCAGGAGACTCCCGAAGATCGCCTGGCTGCAGAAGTTGCCGCTAACACTCAGCAGTTCCAGGCACCGGCTCCCGCCTATCAGCGTCCAGAGATCGACATGCCCCAGCCTGGTGTGCAAGCACCGCAGGGTGGTGACGACTTCTGGTCCACCTTCTCCGCGATGAGTGATCGGAATCCATCCGCCGCTTGGCAGATGTTGGCCCAGGCAGGCCCCGACGCACTGCGCAGCAAAATCCTGGTTTCTGAGGGTTGATCATGTCTGACTTCATGACTAAAGCAGCTGAACTGCTGAACGGTCGCGTCGCAATGCTCGGCGTTGTCGCAGCACTCGGTGCATATGCAGTTACTGGCCAGATCATCCCTGGCATCTGGTAATCGCTCGTAACTCAACTGTTTATGGCCCCGATTACTGGGGCCTTTTCCTATGAACTATCCCGGATCTCTGCCTGAGAATCAGGACATCAACCCTGCAATGATGCAGAAAGAGCAAGCTATTCAGCAGGTTGCTCAAAACCAGGAAATGCTATCCGAGACAATGGATACGCAGAAAATCAACGCCATTATGGAAGAAGGGCGTAGGGCGATGCGTCGTCAGGATTCGGCAGAACATAAAAGCGAAGCATTGATGCATTACGTCGCTAATGGCATCAAAGCAGCATCACCTTCTGGAGGTGCAGGCGCACTTGCCGTGCAAGAACGTGGCGGTGCGATGGAAATCGCTAAGAGACTCTTCGGCTGATCTCGTCGTTAGGATTTAAGCCGAGCTGATATCAATTTGTGCGGCTTGCTGGCAGCGACGAAGTATTTGATCAGCTGTCAGCATCGGCACAGAATAGTGATGTTCAACACGTAGAGAACGTGATTGAGCAGATAGAGATTTTACGTGCCAGGGGCATGGGTGATCAAGCCGCTATTCAGCATGGCTTGAACATTTGGGCTGGCAACGAAGAAGCGGTATCAGCCAATCCGCGATTCGCAGCGATTTATGGTGATGTACCAGTTAGCCCTCCAGGCAACAATAGCCCTGGCGATACCTCTGATTGAGGGGTTTGAGGGAGTAGAGACTAATGCTTATGTAGATAACGTCGGGGTGCCCACTATTTGCGCCGGGATGACGAGATACCCGGACGGGAGCCCTGTGCGGATAGGGGATAAATGCAGTCGCCCTGTATGCAGGGCATACCTGCAGACAATGATCGAAGAGAAATATATTCCAAAGCTGATGAACATCCCCGGCTGGGAACGTCTGGGCAAATGCAGGAGAGCGGCGCTGGTTTCTTTCGCTTGGAACCTTGGCCCTAATTTTTATGGAAGAGACGGCTTCGAGTCGATCTCGGAAGTTCTTCGAGCTGGGGCTAAAAATCCCGAGGAGTATAGGAGAATGCCCGAAGTACTCGGTCTGTACACCAAGGCAAAAGGTGTAGAACTTGAGGGTCTAAAAATTCGTCGCGCCGAAGAGGGGCGCGTGTGGTCTAGGGAAGATGACGGAGAAATGATTTTCAGCTGTAGCATCGCCACCTTTTTACAGAAAGCACCGATTAGCAGTCGATACCTTTCGAGCGAAGGTCGTCAAGGAATTGAACCTGGGGAGACAATCGAAGTTGTTGCAGCTGACTCTCTCCCCGCAAGCCCCTATCAATGGATAACGATCAAAGGCTCGGGGGAACGGTGGACTGTCTATCAGCCTCACTGGCTCGTCAAGGCGGAAGGAGAAGAAGTCGAACCAGTAGAAGGTGGGCCAATTGATTGGTCCAATTTCAATCAACGAATCACCAAGTATTTGACCGTTGGCGAAGTACTTCAGTGGGACTCACGCAGAAGGCCTAGCAACGGATCAAAAGAAGAAGAGGAGATCATCTCCCTAGCCAAGCAGTTCGACCTCATCAGAGAGGCATGGGGAGGCCCCATAGGAGTCGTTAGTGGGTACAGGCCAGATGCTGTTAATCGGGAAGTTGGTGGTGTCGCTGCTAGCTATCACATTCGCGGTATGGCTTTGGATGTCTATCCAGTGGGCGAAAGCTGTAAGGCTTTTCACAAGTGGCTCAGCAGGCGCTGGACAGGAGGCCTGGGAGATGGCTGCAGCCGGGGTTTCGTCCACATCGATACACGGGACGAAGGCCGTTTTGCGCCACGCGCGGACGCTCGCCCGTGCTGCGTCTGGTCTTACTGAGATGGGAGGCAAGGAGGATGAAATCAAATTCATGGTTGAACTCACGGCGGATGAGATCAAGCAGATTGCGGAAAGCGTTGAATTTCACATCCTCAAATGGCCTGGCTATCCCGCGTCAGACAAAGATGAGCAGGTCAGACTCCTTCACCTCCGCATGATCCTGCGGATGCTGATGATGGAAGTCTCTTTTCACAGGGGCGGAGATTAGTCGCGCTGTCGCCAGTCCTCAGGCTTGTCCTGGCGGAACCAAGCGGCGATCTCCTCGTCTGAGCCCAATCCAATTTGATGGGTCGGATCAGGGTCGCCGATATCCATCGCATTGAGGAAATCATCGAGCCCGCCTGGCGGCATCTCGGGATTGTTGGCATGCCGTCGAGCCTTGCGAAGCATTTCGCTGGCGCTTCGATTCGCTTTGGCAAGCTTCCCTGCCCAGATCATGTCTTCGAGCTTGACCTCCTCTCCCGCAGCAATTCGCTTGCAAATGAACTCAAGCCTTAGGCGGTATTGGGTCGACAGCATGATTAACGACCCTGGCCGCGAGACATCTTTCTGCCTTTTTTCGGGCGACTGTGCTGCCCTTGCCCTTGCGTTGTTTTCTTTTTGGTGGGGTCGACATGAACCCCTCCCATAACGCTCTTCTTGATCCTTGCCATCAGACCACCCGCACGGCCATAGCGCCGATATTGAACTGGACTGTGTCGCCAACCTCGACGTCGACGCTGGATGTCAACTGACCGGAGGCGAGGAAGTTACCGCCACTGGCAGCATCCCAGACACCGAAGTGCGTCACGGTGATAGGTGACGTGTTGTTTGCCGAGGTGGTCAGCTGGACGACGCCGGTATTGGTGATCTCAAAACCGCCACCTGATGCCCCAGAAACCGAGCCAAGAGCGGCGCTACTGATCTGGGTGCGGTTGGTAGTACCTGTGATCGTGCTTGTCACATCCCCGTTAGAACCGGCATCACCGGGATCGGATGAATGCAGAGTGATGTAGACATTCGTGAGCGCAGTAGGAAACGGAGATCCTTTCACCCAGCTCAGGACTTGCGTCGCAAAGTATTGCGAGAATGCCATGGAATTCTCTTATCAGTAAGTTTGAATAACCACCCTTAAGGGCCGCCGTACCCGTATGGAGGGAATGCAACCAGCGTAGCTACATTGGCTCCGGTTCCTAATGCTGCGCCTCTGATTTTGTGCGTTAGCTTCAGTCTTCCGGTAGGCAACATGCGACCAACCGCAATACCGGCAGGAGTGGTGAATGTACCTTGGGTCGCAGAAGTCAGCAGAGCAGTACCTGTAGGACGCTTCAGGTTTGTCTGTGTAGGAATCGTGGAAACAAAGGGAGCGGTAAGCAGCGCAGGTCCGTTCAGCTTTGCAATAGCAAATCGTGCGGAAAGCGCTGCAGTGAGACGGGCAGAGCCTTCTAGGCCAACGAATCTAATGGCCTGAATAGTGATACTGAATGGTACTGTCTGCCAAAGGCTTGAGCTGACTGTGAAATAGTAAGTACCAGCCGGTAAAGCATTCTCGAATTCACTTACTTCGGTGCTTTCTATTTCGTTCTGATAGGCGAACCCGAAATCATTGACAGGAATGGGTTGTCGTTCAGCGTTGAGTACGCCAACACCAATCTGCTTATCGGTAAATCTGTTCGCTGTCTTTTTGAGGATCCTTAGATCGGCATCACCAAGTGTTCGGATTTTGAAGAATAAAGTCTGCGTACCGGACTGTGAGCCGATTTCGCCGTTGAACTCGCCCAGGAAGTTATTGACGACTCCGAGATCCCTGGACTTGCTGACTGAGTTGAATTTGACAGTCTCAGGTCTGAGGCCCTGAGGATTTGTCTTATTACTGCCGCCATACTTACTGGTTGCCGGTTTGAACAGACCACCAGGGAATGGAGTGGAGACATCATTTCTGATGCCAATCTGACCATAGTGGTCAGGGAAGTTGGTTGTTCCAAACGACTCAATGATTGAGCGGATCAGCTCAAACCTGGTGTCAACCAAGAAGTCTTGCTTCTGAGCATCCAGGAACGCAGCGTGAAACTGACCAACATTGCTGAAGCTTGCGGGGAAAATCCCGGTTTGAGGCGTCGTGAAAAAGCCCTTGGGAAGGTCAACCGCACCACCGGCGAAAGTGAAGGTTTCGGTTTGGATGACAACCTTCAGGTCACGCTTCAGGTCTACATCGAGCAGGTTTAAGGCAAAGCTCGCCGTCTCAGCAAACAGGCCATAACCAAAGGGCGTGTTGATTGACCCACCAGATGTGGTGTACGAAACCGGATCGGCATCGTAAAAGGTCAGATATGTGGTGATGGCCGGAGTCAGCTCCAGCGCGTACCNGCGACTAACGACCTGCAGGGTGTTGGCGAAGACGTCGCCATTCAGCGTCGTATCAAAGCTGGCTGTCTCTGCCGTCAGGTCATGGACACCTTGNTCAAGGATGATGCCCCAGGTCCGAGCGACAGTAAGGCTTGGGACNGTGACATCGGTGTCAGAGATTGACCAGGCGAGCTGGCCCGGATCCAGCACAAAATCATGAACACCAATCGCCGGGATCGCAATACCTGCCGATGATGATGTCAGCCTGGTTGTGACCCCCGTAATGGGTGTCGTCGCATCAGTGCCTGGCAGTATTTCAGCGCCGTTGTTGCTGACCGTCGCGCCAATCAGAACACCTCTAGACCCTGCGTTTGAGGTCTGAGTCGGAGAGGGGTAGCGGATTAAAGTATTGCCGCCGAAGAGGACGCTGCTGGGCGCCGAAATATTGCGAACATTCCTGTAGACGATCGCTGTCGTCCTGGTCGAGCCAGCCCAGATGCCAGCGATTTCTGTGCTGGACGTTGCCCACTTATAGGCAAGTCGATAGGGCAGGGATCCGCCTCCTGCCTGCGCGAGTGTGGTCCACCCGGACACGGTGTTAGGGGTAAACGTGCTGCCAGAGGTATTGACCGCAAGAACGAGAAGAAGGTCGTTGGCCTGATGAGTAGGCATGACGACTGATGCGGAGTCGTCAACAGCCGCAGACACGAACTGGACCTCACCCGCCTGCAGGCGAGGAACTCCGTAGACCTTGGTTTCGTAAGAGGAACTGCTTACCGACAGCCGCCGGTAAGTCAGGTTTATAGGTGATGTGCCAAGAGAAAACGAGCCACTACCCGCTTGCAGCGGTGGCAGGTATAGCTCAGCTACCATGCATACCTCAAGCGGTGGATTAGCCCACAGTCAATGCGCCTGATGCCTGGTCGAAGTCGATGGTCAGACTCTCACCGTTGTTGAGGGTGAGGTTTGCTCCGTAATCGAAATAACCAATCAGAGGGTCGGCGGGACTGGTTGGGGTGTCGTTGTACAGGTAGATATATCTGAAAGGACCAACCGTTCCAGTCGAGCTCAAGGTCAAATCGTCCAGAACAAGACGATAGGTGCCCGATGATTGTGCAGAGCTGCTGGTTGTGAGGTTGCGGGTGCTAAGCCCGGTGTAAGTGATTTCAGTGACGTTGGCCAGAATGCAGTCATTCGTGGTCGACGTAGGAGGAGTGGTTTCGGCAGTTGGCGCGACGTTGCTCAGTGCAAGAACTAGCTGATCGCTGCCAAGATTGTGAACGCCTTCGCTGAGGTGCTCAACAAAGCCATTCAGTTTATTAAAGACAGCCATTCTGCTGCAGCTTGTTTATGAGTGCAGTCTAAGGAAAAACTTATCGTCCTTATACTTCGTGGATTTTGCACTCAGGATCCGAAGGATTATCTTCGCAGAACTGAAGAAACTTCTGGCGGAGTCTTGAATCCTCTGTCACAGAGGAAGGTTCCGGCTTTGATTCCTCGATTGGAGCAAAGAAGATGCCGTCCTCAGGAGCCTTCGCTGGACCCGGCTTGCTAATAGGGCAGAAACCATCTACGCATCCATTCTCATCTGGCATTTTTATCTCTCGTTTTACTTTGATTGTAAAAAGTCAGGCGCTTCCTCACAAGGGCCAGTTGCAAGGAAGATCGGTTACCAGCCAGTTGAAACTGCAAAAACCCTGGCTCCTGACAGCGGTATGCCTCTGACGCAGTTCTTCTTCGAGGCTCATTAATCCTATCGAGCGATTAAGTCAACGCTGGAACACGGACAAAGGTCTTGCGCATCGTCTTATGGATATGCGGTCTAATGCTGTTGATCAAATGTTTGGTGCTATCCCGGTCGAACTGAATCCCATAGCACTTGTCTTCGCGAGAAATCAAAGTGCATGGAAATCCATTGGAGTTGCACCAGTCAGCAATAACATGATTGTCCTTTGTGCTCAATCGAGTTCGCAGTTTGCCCAGGCGACCAACAACTCGCCCTCGATCTGACCAAAGCGCAGTAAGACCCTCAATGCCGCAAATGCTCATCACCTGCGGCGTAATGATCTTCTTGTCTCTCGGATACATCAGTGCATAAGCCCTGTGCAGATCTTCACCACGGACGCGCAAACGAGTTTTGTCGTAGAAGCCATCTGTAGGGATCACATCCCAGAAGTACTCCAACGGCCCTGAGTGCGCGAGGCGCAGCTGCTTGAGCTGGTAGTTGAGGTAGACCTTCTCTGTCTCAGGCCGAACGATCTGCAACCAGGGGCGTCTTCGGCTTCCCAGCAGGCTGATGCTGCCCGCCCCCAAGCAGTAGCTCAGTGCGCGCTGAACGAATATCGCTGACATCAGGTATGTCTCCTGTAAATAAATGAAGACGGCTCGGTGGCGCGTACTCAATCAATGACTGCTGAATCTTGACTGCTTCTGGCGCGGTGAAATACAGGCGAGGCTTATGTCTGTACTCCTTGAGCTCAGCGCTTGCGCCAGTCAGCATTGCAAGCCAGTTCTGGAGCCTTGAAGCTTCCGCCCAGGTATTGCCAACCCTGGTTAATTGAGCCTCCCTGCTCTTGGGATCAATGCGAGCCCCCTCGGCCCAGCACCAGGCCGCAGCCTTGGCACCAAGTAAATCCAAAGCGGGCTGAGTGATAGCTCTTTCCCCTGCTGGATAGAGCAGGTTGTAAACGGGCCTCAGCTTGTTAGTTGACACTCGGAACCGAAGCACGGTTGTTCGCTTGCCGTTCTCTCTCGCCGACCCCTTGTAGGGAGTGATTTGCGCCCTGGTGGAAAAGAATTGACGAAATTCGTTTGCTTTGTCTTCCAGAAAGGTTGATGCTTTGACGCCAGCTGTGAGCGTCATTTGAATGTATCCCCCTCCAGGACTGCGATACGGCACGAGGCTGCCGTCTACCAGGAGCAGCCCTAGGAGGCCCCTGACGTCAGTTGCGTCCAAAAAGTGTTCCCTATGCGTTCTTCTTATATTAAGACGGAGCACACAATCTGTGTGCTGTATAAACCCTTCAGCTGAGGAATCTCGATCCATGTGGATTGATAATGATTTTCCCAAGCTGCTAGGTGCCGAACTCTATCGGCCCCATCCCGGTTACATCATCGAGATGGCGGTAGAGCCCGTGGTTGTTCACGATTTCGCTAAGCAACCCGGTCAAACTGTTCAGCTCGATCGCTACCGCTTCTGGGGCAATCCTGGTAATAAGGATTCCCGAGAGCGCACAGCTGATCAAACACTGGGCACTGCATCTAGCCGCTCTATTGTTAAAGATAAGGTTCTGGTGAACCTTAAGGAGTACACGGGTCCTGCGGATCCGACCGACGCTACTTCGCCCAGCACCTTCAAGGTTGCGCGCGAAACTCTGCTGACCGCTCAGCGTTTGCTGCTTGATACCGGCAACCTGAACGTCTTCCACCAGAGCATCGGTTCACTTACCCTGCTGGATGACTACCGCCGTTGGCGCGATCGTGTCTTCGCGGACGAGCTATTTAAGGCAGAAGCAAATGGTGCTGCAAGTGATAGCCAGGGTGGCTATTACTATCCCCTTGGCAAGACTAAGGCGAGTGCTGCTCCCTTCCTGACCTACTCAAGCACTGAGTCGGCCAAGTTCGATGTCAAGACCGACCTGCTCCAGGTGGTCAAGGACATGCGCAAGCGCAATGTCCCGACATTCGCCGATGGTTATTACCGTTGCATCGCAGATCCCACTGCAATGATGCACTTGAGGCAAAACGATGCCTTTAGGGAGATCGCACGCTATGCCGGTAATGGCATGGTCAACCCCCTGCAACCTGAGCAGGCTCCTAATGCCAACTTCTTCTATGGCATGGGTCCCGCTTATGGACAAGCAGGTTTCGTGGCTGGTCAACCTGTAATGCCAACTGGCTTCCTATTTGAGGGAGTTCGCTGGTTTGAGTCCACCAACCTGGCTGAAAAGAGTCTCGAAGTTTCGATCAATTCTGTGCAGAAGGTTTACACCGCTGCTCCGATGCTCTTCTTCGGACCTCAAGCCGTAGGCGTAGGTATTGGCGGAAATAACGCTCAGATTTTGTTGAACAACAACGACGACTTTAGTCGGTTCATCATTATGATCTGGAGCCTCTTCGCAGGATTTGAAGTCCTTAATCGCGACTTCATTTCTGTTGCTTACTCTTTCGTATATTGATAGGAGGTAAGTAACTATGACTAAGAAGATCTTCCCCGGTAACTGGGTTACCAATCTGAGTAGCTACCAGGGTCAACCTGTGGTGGCTGTGCCTGGCCGTGTGTATTGCCACAAGGTCGGCTATGCACTTGTCGATTCAACTGGCGGCACATCTTTCGATGTGATCATCCCCAGCCCCGACAAGCGTCAAGATGACAAGGTTCGTGCTGATATCACTGGCCTGACTGTTCCCGCTGGTGCAGTCGTTTACTCACTGGGCATCCGCGTTGCTGATACCCGTAAGGAGAAGGACAAGGGCGATGCCACTTCTGGCCTGGTCGGCACCAACACCGACACTCTGAAGCTGGCATCTGCTGTCAACACCACAGCTGGTGGTGTGATCTCAGCCTCCGCGCTGGGCACAACCGCAGCTGACCTGACAGTGGCTTCAACCACCATTGCTCCTGGCTCTGGTCGTTTCAGCTCCGGCGGTGCAACCCTGAGCGGCGCGTTGACTCTCAAAGTCTTCGTCGCTGACAGCACCGGTGCTTCTGCTGGCTCCACTCTGACCTCTTCGGTCACCGGTGGCAGCCCCATCATTGCCGAAGTCTCCTACTACATGGATGACGACGTCGCTGATGTTGAAGACACCTTCCTGCCTTACCTGACTGAGTCCTGATTCGGCAGAATTGTTTTCCCTAGGATGAGGGCTATTGGGTGACCATAGCCCTCTTTTTTTGTAGATATGGCTCTGTACCAGAACAAGAAGACTGGCCAGCTGGTTGAATTCATCGGTTACCACGACAAAGAGTGGGCGATGGTGAAAAGCTCTGGGGGTCAAGTTACTTATGTAGCTCTCGCCGACCTCGAAGGCTATGAGGCCAACAAGGGTCGCACCGGAACAACTCCTCAACCTCAGTCAGCTGAAGTAGAGGTTGATGAAGACAAAATGCCCGAAACCATTATTCCGGCTGACACTCGTCTGAACCTCAATGCTGCGACAGCTGAAGCTATTGCCAAGCATGTCAAAGGCATCGGATATGCCACAGCGAAGAAGATTATTGAACTTCGACTCTCCCTGCCTGGTGAGCGTTTCAAGAGCTTTGACCAGCTCAAGAAGATTGGGCGTGTGGATTGGGACGAAGTAATCGCTGCAGACCTAATTTACATTGCTTGATTCTCATAGAATTAGATCAGGTCGCTGATTTTTAATGGAGCTCAACGACTTCGATAAAAGCCGTTGTCGCTTCCACTTGGGGTACAACGTAGGAGCAAATCTTCCAGCAGGCGACATCGCCAGACTGGAAGAAGCTTTGGCAAGGGTCCCGGATAGTTACTTCTTTTCGAGAATCCTTGAACACGTTGATCGGTGCGACAAAGCCTTCAAGGTTTCGCAGATCTTTAGGGTTGAAGACCAGCCGCAGCCCAGTCGCGTTGAGCGAATTACTGGTGACACAGATCGAGCGATCTTCCAGTCCGAGCCGCTTAAGGCTTCAAAGGACTATTGGGAGGTCTATTTAAGAGAGACCGATCTCTTAGCTCAAACGCTTTATGTGGCGAATTATCGCCGTGATGAAGTAAGGCGCTACGCCTACGACAGGGCAGGCGCTGAGTTCATCATGTCTATTCCTGGTCCTGCTGATACCGCTGTCGGTACTCGTGTCATGCAGGCCCAAGGCGCAATGAACTGGAGGTAATCAGTGATCAATCAGTACTACACACCTGGAATGAGTCCGGGCGGATCACCCAGCTACGAAAAAGCTAAGCGTGAGTTCGACAAAAGGACGGGCAGGGCTGATGCATCTGGTCGCGACGATCAAGGCGCAGACCTCGACATGGATGCCATTCGCCGTCTCTCAAGGAATCCAGAGAACCAGGCAGCAATGGACTCCCTTGCAGCAGAGTCCAGGGAGAGGCTTGCAGCAGATCTCGGCGAACAACAGGTTGTCCAGCCCTCGATGATGCTCTCGGACGATGCCAACTCTCGGCAGTCCGCACTGGATGCGATGCGTCAGCAATACGCTCCAAGCACTGGCATCTATGACACCGATGCTGGCAAGGCGATGCTTGCCATGGCTCAGCAGAACCAACTGTCTGGCGAAGGCAATCTTGCTGACTACTACGGCGCTCAGCAAAAGGTTGGCGCTGGCCTGAGCGACGAAGTCATCAGCGCCATGGGTTACGAAGGTCCTATGGCCGAATGGGCGAAAGCCAACCCAGCATTGGCGATGCGCGAATACAACAAGAAGTTCGCCAATTCATACGAAGGCACAGGCCCTGGCGATGAGGCCATTCAGCAAGCGATGGATCAGGGCCAGTTCTTCCCTTCGCAGGGGAGTCCTAACCCGCTGGGAACAACAGGCCAGCCTCGTGAAGCAAACACCCAGGCAACCAGTGGCATGCAGAACACGATGTCCCAAAAAGCAGCAGAAGCTGGCCTGCAGGGTAAGTCAATGCTGATGGCCTTATTGAACAAGATGGAAGCTGACAACATGAAAAGAATGGGAGCCCAGCGATGACTAAGCCCTCACATACCAACGAAGACTTTTATAAGCACCGTAGGGGTCCTAAACGTGCCACTCGGATGAACGACTGGTACGAAGATTCAACAGGTCATCGCGAGACGAAAAACTATTTCAGCGCGACGCCAAATGGTGTACCTAACAACCCTAATAATTTTCAGTCCTTCACGCCTGCAAGTAGCCACTTCGCTCCTAGCGGGCAACCCGATGGTGATGTTGTCTTCCGCCGTAATCCTTACGGTGATGGCGAGCAGATAGTTGAACAAGATTTGCCAGTTGCCTCGCGACCAACTCAGCAGGGCAGGTACTTCAACAATGCCCCAACTGATCCGAAATTAGATCGCCCTAATTTCATGCAAAGCCCTGGCCCCGCCACCGGCATGAGCACGAGCTTCAGCGGCTTTGGCAAAGGCCCTGGTCGCAACGTCAAACGCCGTACTGACAGCAACAAAGCTAAGTAAGATTAGTTAAACAGGAGTTGTAAATTGGCAACCAGTAGTTCCAATAAGATGCCGCTGCTGGTTGACAGGCCGCTGCATTCTTTTGCAACACTTGGCGGTGCTGCAGCCCTCACCACATCAACCGACTTCAATACTCCAAGTGGAGGTGGATGTGTTCTGCTTGTTGATTGCTTAAGCAATGACGGAGCTGTTGTTGACAGCCTTTCGATCATTGCGAATGAAGCCAGTACAACAGCAGCAACTGTGCTGGTGTTTCTAAGCATTGCCTCGACTTCAGCGGCAATCACCTCAGCAAACACGGTATGCGTGGCGAACGCAGCAATTGGCTCGTCTGCCCCTGGTGATCGGACAAATATTGCTCTGCCACCGCTTTCAATTCCAGTGCCAAACCTTGGAGGCTCGACAAGCGCATCAGAGACTGACAAAAAGAATACGGGCCTCTATGTGCCCTCTGGCGCTGTTCTTTATGTCGGCTGCAGCGCAGCTCTGACTGCTCCAAGTTCATCAACTCGGGTACACGTCTTTGCTCAAGGAGGATTCTTCTAGTGAGTGATAATGCACGTTTTGGGCAACTCATTACTGAGTTTTACCGGAATTATCTAGGCCGAGCGCCAGACCAAACCGGCTGGGATGGCTACATGGGCCAGATGCAGCGTGGGCGCAATCCCTATGAGATTGCCTACGAAATCCAAAGCTCCCCTGAGGGCAGGGCATACAAGGCGAGGCAGCAATTCAATAGCCAGCGAGCAATTGATGTTGCCAATACCGCACGAAATAGAGCCGTAGCTGAACGAGATGCTCTCCAAGGTCGAATCAGTGGCTTTGAAGATCGCATCAGAATGTTTGAAAGAGATATTGATGACTACAAAACCAGGCAAGAGGAGCTCCGAGGTCAATACCAAACTGCGCTAGGGCAGGTGCAGGATTGGACAAGCAAGGCCAACGAATTCCAACGGCAGGCATCCGACTGGGAAGATCAATTCCAGTCGAAATCCGCTGAATACCAAGCTGCCAGAGAGGAGGCCGACCGCTATCGCAACGAGGCAGTAGGTCGTCAACTGGCTGGTCTTCGCAGCGGTGCAACTGTTGGCGGTGCAAACGCTGGCAGGGCTGGGACAGGAACACTCGCTTCAGGCAGAACCGGATACCGGGCAATGGACGACAGGGCTGTCGAAATCGAGAAGAATATCCAAGCAGAAAGCGGCGCACTGTCACGCAAAGGCCCAGTCGTTGAGCGGATCACCCGAGCTCAACCGCGCAGAGGAGCGCCCTCTGGTGGAGGCCAGGCTCCTCCGGCTCAGTCATCCAGTTACTACGCAAGTCGCTTTAGATAAACATGGCGAATTGGTTTACTAGATATGCAGGCCCAGGCGGCGGTTCTGGCATGGGCTCTTGGGACCGTGCAATTGACGACGGCTATACACCACAGCAAATCGCCGCTGCTGTTGATGGTTCAGGGCTCACGGTTGGCTGGAGGTTGCGTGACGCTGCGGATGCAGTGAATGCTGGGGTCCGGGCTCAGCAGCAAGCTCAGAGACAGGTTAAAGACACCGAGTCAAGGTTGCGCGGTGAGTATGAGGGCCGAATCCGAGACTTTGAGAATCGATTGGATGAGTACAAAGGCCGAGTCAACACGCTGACAGATCAGTACCAGGGCGCTCTTAGACAGTCCCAGGAATACCAGAAATCAGCCGCAGACTTTGAGGACAAGTTCAATAAGCGAACAACTGAGTTTGAAGCGGCGAGACAAGAAGCCGATCGCTACCGAGAGGAAGCAGTGGGGCAGCAACTGCGAGCGATCCGGTCAGGCGCGACAACGGGAGGTCGCCAGCAGACCAGAAGCGGAATTGGCGATCTAACTGGAGGTGATGCCAGGTTCCAAGGCTCTAGTGACAGCGCAATCACAAAAGCGGCAAAAGCAGAAGGTGGTTTGACCGACAGCGTCTTGAATCGCAAAGGCCCGGTAGTCGAACGACTGGTAACAGCGCAGCGTCGTCAAGCAGCTCCAAGCGGAGCTCCATCGGCTGGACTCTCTAGAGGTAGAGGGGCATCGAGTTATTACGCATCACGTTTCCGTTAAACCATGGCTCGCACAGGTATCGGCGCTGCATACGTTCAGCGCGAATTGGCAAGAGGACGCTCAATGGCGTCCATCCAGCAAGAGGCCGAAGCAAGGGGCTATGAAGTTGGAGCGAAAGCGCAGGAAATCTTTAACAAGGGCGGAACCTATGACCCGACTCCTGCTGCAGGACTAGGCGCAACATCCGATGAAGGCAGGACGGGGATCGGCGCTACTTANGTGCANCGCGAACTCACTCGTGGCCGATCACTGCAGGAGATTCANGACGAGGCAAGGCGCAAGGGCTACACAGTTGGCGNGAAGGCTCAACAGATTTTCGATAACGCTGCAGCGCGTAATAACGACTATTCAGACAACTACGGNTTGCCTCCCAGCGGTCGGTTCTTCGACCCCTCGAACTTTTCGGGGATGGAAGACANGCTGGATGATGGTGGCTTCGGCGACTATGCCCTAGGTCGGGCTAGGGCTGCTGGATACACCGATGCGCAGATCCGCTCAACCCTNGCAGCGTCTGGAATGATGATTGGCCCCAAGGCGGCCAAGCATCTTGGCGTCTTGCCAGGCAGAACCTTCTATACGGGGCCAGACGGGAATAGGCGTCAACTGGATGTCTACACCGATCCCACTACAGGGCAGCAAAAAGAAAGAACATCCCCTATTAGCTATACCGGCCAGGCAGGCACAAGAAAAGGCAGACCCGAGCTTCTCCCTTACAACGCCTACAACACCCTTATGGACCAGCCGTTCCAAGAGAACTATCTGTTCGTTTACGGCGGAGAAAGCGGCGGCGAGTCCATGGGCAACTTTGGCTATGTGGGCGAGGACAAGGATGCATACAGCGCTTATTCCGAGCCTGACTGGAATAAGTACGTCGGCAATAACGGCTACAACAATCCACGCCCCGACTTGACTGGTGACCTCGACGAACGAGGCAGAGCGCTTCCTTCTGAGAATCCTTTTAAGAAGCAGTACGAGGAGACGTTCAACAACATGGTTAAAGCAGGTGGTGGAGCACCCACTGAGCCTTCTGCTCCTGCCGCTCCTGTTGCAGCCACTCCAAAGCCTGTAGTCGATGAGCCAACAGCAGAGGCACCGGCCCCAGGTGATGCCGATGCAGGCAATATTGTCGAGCCCATCGAAAAGGTTAATGCCAACGAGGCAAATGAACTCAAGCAGTTGGACAGGAACCGTGGGTATCTGACGGGCGGTCAGATCCAGCGTTACTACACGTCACGTTTCGCCTGAGGTAATGGGCAAGGGGCTGGGATCAAACCCGAATCGTAACTTCGGGCTTCCGTCGATTCGAAGACCTATTCGCCCAAAAGCAAAAGGCGTATATCCAGACAAATCAACTGGTGTTGGTGAGTACGGCTCAACGCAGTTTCCGACAATCGTCGAAAGTTACAACCGCGAATCAGATTTTAAGCGGTGGAAGATGGGCCAAGAAATGTACTTCGGTACAGGCAAGAGCTGGGGTGACCAGCAGATCAACATCTTGGCTCGATTTTTGAACGGCGTTGCAACCTTGGCAGATGAGATTGACGAAGAGGGCAGCAAAGAAGTCGTCACGGTGTTCCCAAGCTCAACAAGTCCTGAAGGCGCTTGGTATGTGGCGACTCGGGTTCGAGGCAGCTTTATCCTGCCGAATCCGATCCAGTCATCTGCGTTGTCCTACAACACCAGTGATCCGGATCCAAACAACCACACCCTCACGTACAACGTCAGCGGGATCTATAACTCAAATCAGCTAGCGATCTACTACTCCGTTCTCGGAGACGTCTTCGAAGATTCCGCCGCTGGACCGACGTTCCCTGACGACCTTGTCGAAAAAGACGTTGGCAGCGTTGGGTTCACGCTAATCGACGTCAGTCTTGGCAGCATGACGATGACGTTCGACTTGTCAAAGCCCTACAGGAGAGTTGAACGCAACAAGAATATCTACTGGAAACGGGAGCCATATGATCCAGATGATCCCAAGATTCCTTCATACCGCTGGAAAGATGACGGATCACGACACCTGTGTTCTGCTCATTCGTTCTTCTGTTGCTGCCCTGACCATCTTGGTGGAGCATTAGCCAACCTCGATTACGTTCCAGATAAGACGACGCTCGACGACTTCCCACTTCCAAATGCGAACCGTTCGGTTCTAAGTCAGTGGGAAAGCCAGGGTATTGGCTACTACAGACAGTGGAGAACGCTGCCCGAACGACGCGATCAACGTAGAGAATGCAAACATATTCACGCTCAAAGGTGGGCATGCGGAGTGCCGTGGCTTGAGCCTGACGATTACCCTACAGCTGCTGAAAGAGACCTTCTTGAATTCGCAAGCTCGTATGAAAGGGCTCTGAATCCTGAAGAGTTTTTCATGTACTTCAGGAAAAAGAGATTGAGCTGGGACCGCTTTGTGTTGTCAATTGCAGAATCAGCAGGGCTGACAATCTTTCCTGGCGGCGACCCAAGGGCCGGAATTCGTACAAGCGGATCGCCAATGCTTTGGCACGACTCGATTGAGCCTGATCCAGCATGGTGCAGAAACAATGATTGGTGGCTGCAACGAGGCACTCAAAACCTGAAGGCGTTCAACAGCTCGACAGGTGCGTTTCAAGAGTTTATTCCGAAAAGCGGAACCGACTATCCCATACTTCAATTCTTGGAACCAGACAGTCCAATCGTTCCAAAGATCGTTCGGTAAGAAAACTAGAATAAAACAGGAAGTCTGCATAAGTTTGTGGCAACTGAGCCTCTTAATCCAAGAGTTCCTTCCTATACGGGTCGTTTTGCGGAAAACACCTCAGGAATCATTACCGCAATTGTTGCGTGCATACAAGCAGCAGGAGGTGCAGTGGAATCCTATCCCTCAAATACCGCAGGTATTATTCAAGCCTTAATTGACCTGCAAGTCGCAATTCAAGGCGGCGGAACAGGCACTCAGTCAGTGGCTGTTCTTGCTCCTGGCATCTCTGGTGAAGCTTTAGCGAAAGGAGATGCTGTTTATGTCAGCAAGTCTGATGGCAAGCTCTATAAAGCCAGTAATGTTTTGACGAGGGAAAAGGCTACTGTTTTAGGTCTGGTTAAAGCAGGCGTAGCGTCAGCTGGTCTTGGAGTCACCGTTGTAGCGCGTGGCCCAATAGAGGGACTGACGGGGCTATTGACCGGATTCGAATACTATTTAGACAGCTCTGGCGTAATCACTGCGACAGCTCCTGTTGGAGGCAGTATTTACTCGACACGGTTGGGACAAGCAATTGACACCGACAAGCTTGATGTTCAACCTGAATCACCGATCTTCCTTGTTTAATGGCTCTTCGAAATCCCATAGTTCTAATTAACGGTCAGCTACAGGAGTTACCTGGGTTTGACCGTATTCGCAACAGCGGAAATATCAAAAGGCAGGTTGCCCCTCCCACTGACAACGTCGATGGAGATTTATGGTTTGATCTTGGCAATAATCTCCTGAAAATTTGGAGTGGCACGGGATTCACTACTGTCGGCGGAGGCGGTGGTGGTGGTGGCGCTGCCGTAAGTGTCTCGCCAACGGAGCCTGCGTCTCCTGGCAATGGAAGCCTTTGGTATGACACAAGCGAAGGATTCTTGAAGGTGTACCTAGCGGCCACCGTTGAGTGGGTGCCATGTGAAGCCAAATTCTTCGTTCAGGACAACGCTCCCGGCACGGGTGTCGAACAAGCTGATATCTGGTATTCACCGCTTCTAAATGTTTTTAGCATGTACATAGCGGGTTCCACTAATGCGTGGATCCCAATGGGCTCCCAGCTCTCCGTATCCGATATTCTCGCTTTTGGCTGATGGCAACCTTCAAGAGATTTCAGGCCTTGGTTGGGAGCCCTGCGTCATCACCATCTCCCGAAACTGTTTACACAGTCCCTACATCTAAAACTTCGGTTGTAACTGGACTAACAGTTGCAAACGTTTCTGACTTCGAGCTACCGCTTGATGTTTTTATTAGCGTCGGGGGAACCGACTACTACCTGGCTAAAGACCTGCGAATCGGACCAGGCAAGCAAGAGCGCTTGACTGGATGCGAAAAAATGGTGCTAGGAGCTGATGATGCTTTCAAAGCAGATGCACCAACCGTTGATGGTGGAGCGGTAGATACCTTCGTGGTTTGGCTCTCTGTATATGAGGACGTCTAATGGCGATTCAGTTAATCAAGGAGGTTCTGTCTCCTCAAATCGAAGAGTTCTCTCAACCTGTTGGGAAGAATGCTTACAGCTTCAGATTGAATGTCTCAACAGGGCATCTCGACGTCGTCCGAAACCCTGGCGGCAGCGAGGTTAAGATCCCTGACCTTTCTATAATCAGAATTGACGACTACCAGGAAACTGTGTGGTCAGACAAGTTGTTGAATTTCAGCTGGTCATCAGCTACACCCGGACACCTGATCTGTGAGATCGTATGAGCACAATTATTGATCTCGGCAAACTGCGTTTTCAGTTTCGGGACACTTATCTCAACAGCACTCAATACGAATACAACGACGTTGTCATCTTTGGAGGTGACGTATTCGTTTATATCAACGTAACTTCCACGGTAGGTAACCTCCCAACCAATACGACCTACTGGTCGAGGATGGTTTCAGGGCTGAATGCCACTGGTGCGTGGAGTTCTGCAACTGCTTATCAGAACAACGACCTTGCGACACACGGAGGCAGCCTTTACAGGGCAATTGCCCCCAGCACGAACGAGGAACCGCCGAACTCCTCTTTCTGGGCACTCCTTGCTGGTGGTCTGACTTTCAAGGGTGACTGGGCAACTTCAACTGCATACCTGAAGGACGATCACGTTGTCTTCCAGGGCTCTGCATACCGTGCTCTTTCTAAGCACACTTCAGAAGTAACATTCCTGATTGACCTCAGTGCTGGCAAGTGGGAGCGTTATGCGCAAGGGTCGCAGAATCGTGGTGCTTATGCAAACAGCACTGACTACTTTGTCGGTGACCTTGTTCAGACAGGTAGTGCACCAAACCTCGATCATTTCATCTGCCTGACAGACCATACCTCCGACGCAACTGCTGATCCTGGGACTACGCCTGAATCAACAAACTGGACTCGGTTGATTGCAGGACAATATACGACCAGTAATCAAGACAGGCAGTATGCCTTCTTTATTGGCCAGGGTTGATCGATGTTTAGAAGAGCCGCTGCTCTTAAAGCCAGGCAGCAGCGGAGGCTAACAGCAAAAAAGAAAAGAAGTAATCCTGCGAATAGGCAAGGTACGCAGCAGCGTATCAACTCCCGCAAGGATCTCCGTGCACACGTAGAACGAGAGAACGAAGCCACTTAATTTCACTTTATACTTAGAACAAGTGGCAGACACGCTGCCCGACTGATCGCTTATTTGGTATGGCTTCGGGTATCAAGGGAAGTTCTAAACCGTCCGGTGGAACTCCGACTTACGCAACTACTGCGTTATTTACAGCTACAGCTACAACGACGCTGATCTTGTCGATCTGCAATCAAGACGCTGCTGCTGATACTGTCAAGATCGCCGTTATCCCGGCCTCAGAATCGGCATCAAGTGGTTCTATTGCTGCTCAGCATTTCATCGAATTCGATTTTTCGCTGGCTGCCAATACTGCTTATGAGCGAACAGGCATCACGATGGAATCCGGCGCTCGATTGATTGTTGGATCCGGCGCTGGCAGCGTCTCCTTCGTGGCGTACGGCCTTGAATCCTGATCACTGCAACTTATAGGAGCAATTAAGGCATGGGCAGAAGGTTTCCTAGCGGCGGTGGTCAATCCACAGGCGGCGGTGGTGGTGCGGGTGCTTCTGGTAAGTACAACCAGTGCAAAATGTGGAGCTCGAATGGAACGTACTACTGGCAACCTGGAGCTGATTTTGACGAATCCGTCCCAGTCAGGGTTTACGTCTGGGGCGCTGGAGGATGCGGTGGCATGGACGGCGGCAGCGGTAACGGCTATGGCGGCGGCGGTGGTGGACTGGCAATTAGCGAATTAACGCTCGGTAAAACGACGACCTACACCATTAACATTGGCCTCGGCTCTGCGTCATATGCCAGTACTGGTGGGACATCAGCATTTTCAGGTTCCGGTATCACTACATTGCAGGCATCTGGCGGTCGTAGTGGCAACAGCAATTCAGACCCAAGCGGAAACTCAACAGGAGAAAGTTCTAATCCACAATCCGGCCAATATGGACAAGGTGGAGTAGGTACGGGAGGGAATATTGTTAACCGTCGTGGTGGACGTGGCGGTTTCGGAAATAACAGCTCTGGCTCTGGCTGTGGAGGTGGCGGTGGCTCAGCCCCGGCACCCAGCGGACAAAGAGACGGCCATCAAGGTGGATATGCCAGCTCATATTCGGGCACAGGCGGCGCGTCTATTCATTTCCCAGGCACTGGCACCTACACCAGCTACACCTCCAGCGGAGGTGCTGGAACCGCTGGCCAGGGAACCAGCTCAGTAAGTACGAGTACTTACTACAGCTACGGCGGCCAAGGCGGTGCTGGACTCGATGGTCATGGTGGGCATGGCTCTTCGTCTAACACCTACTCAAATACCTCCCTCGCTACCACTAGAGCGAGTGATGGCGGGGGCTCAGCGATCTGGGCACCGAATATGATTTTCCTGGGCGGTGGCGGTGGAGGCGGGGGCTCCGCTACCTACCAGAGTTCAGAAAAAGCGGGCACCAACGCAGGCTGTGGCGGACCCGGCGCAGGCGGTGGCGGTGCTCACGGATACGGTGGTTCTGGTAACCACGCCTACATGCTTGCAGGCAGTGGTGGCATCCTCGGCGGCGGCGGCGGCGGTGATGCCTACTGCCCTGGCGGCGCTGGCGGCAATGCTGGCGGTGGTGGCGGCTGCGGATACGCCATGTACCCGTCCTATGGCCACGGCAATGGAGGCGATGGACTTGTCTTCATTCAATACAAAATTCTCGTTTAATTAATCACAGTCATGACTAAATGGGCCTTCCCTGATCCCAATAACGGAACCCTTGTGGACGTTACTGAGATTGATCCTGCAAAGATTTTTGTTGCAGAGTACGCAGCACAATTCGTAGAAGTGCCTGATGACACCAATAACGGTGATGTCAGGAATTCAAAAGGCAAGATTGAGAAGAAAGAATTTGTCGCACCGCCAGAGGTTGTACAAGAGAAAGTTCTCACAGAAGCGGATTTTCTCAGCTCTTTGACAAGGGATGAGCGCAAAGGAATCAAAGCTGCACGAGCAAGTAATGAAGATCTCGACGACTTCATGACAATGCTTGAGAAGCGGACCTTGGTCAACATGTCCGACGCTGACAACCAGGCAGACGTTAAGGCTTTTGTAACTGCAAAGCTGATATCTCAAGCTTCTGCAGACAAGATCCTTCCCTGAAAACAGTTAATTCTGATTTCCGATGACAAGTTTCAAAGACTACGACGACGGCGGACCTCGCAATCAAATCGAGATCTTTTGCCAGAGCCATATAAATAACAGTACATATGGTGCATACGGAAATGGTAGTTTCACCTGGACTGCACCGTCTGACATAAACACTGCAATCAAAATGCGCGTTTATGTTTGGGGAGCTGGTGGTAATGGAGGGGAATATGGAGGCAGTGGTCGCTCCGTTGGCGGCGGCGGTGGTGGACTGGCGATTAGCGAGTTCACTCCTGTAGCCGGCCAAAACTATGGCATTGTGATTGGAGCAAATGAGGGTGGCTACTCCTCGGTTGGTGGAACGTCGTCGTTCTCAGGTGCCGGTATCAGTACCGTGCAGGCATCTGGCGGCCGTAGTGGTGATAACAATACGGACCCAAGCGGAAACTCAACCGGAGAAAGTTCTAATCCACAAACCGGCTATTACGGACAAGGTGGAGTAGGTCAGGGAGGGAATATTGTTAACCGTCGAGGTGGCAGGGGAGGTTACGGCAATCAGAATTCAAGTAGCGGCTATGGCGGCGGCGGCGGATCAGCCCCAGCGCCTGAAGGCGATAGAGATGGATATAACGGAGGTCAAGGAACAAGCTACTCAGGCGGCAGCGGCGCAAGCATTAAGTTCAACGGCACGAATACCTACACCAGCTACACCTCTGTTGGCGGCTCTGGCACAGCGGGCAAAGGAACCAGTGCTCAGAATACTTCTAGCTACTATTCCTACGGCGGCTGTGGTGGCGCAGGCCTTTTGGGGTCTGGAGGAAGTGGAGCAAGTACTAACTCCTACTCCAGCGAAGCTAAATGCGGCTTTGAACCAGGCGACGGAAAAGGCGGTGCAATCTGGAGCCCCAACAAGATCTTGATGGGCGGTGGCGGCGGAGGCGGAAACGCTGCAAACCACGACGGAAGTCAGATGTCTTCCACTAATGCAGGCTGCGGTGGCCCAGGTGCAGGCGGAGGTTCAATGCACGCTTACAACAGCAGTGCAAGCAATAGCTACATGCTGGCTGGAACCGGAGGCGTGTTTGGCGGAGGCGGCGGTGCTGGCCAATACGGCCAGGGAGGTATTGCAGGATTGGCTGGAGGTGGTGGCGCTAGCGGCTACGCCAATTACGGAAATGTTCAATCATGGGAAAATACTTATGCCTGCAATGGTTTAGGCGGTAGAGGAATAGTCGTAATTCAATATGCCATTACGATCTGATGAAAAAAGCTAATACCATCATGGAATTGGCATTTAAGGTTGTCGTCGCCGCCAACCTTTTATTCATCAATTACACTTTTTTTGCTGCATACTCAAAACTCAAAAATACGCTCAATCTGTTCCAGAGCGACATGGCTTTGCAGATGGAGCAGAGGTTGACGGAAGAGTATGAGTACTTCACAAAAGATCTTCAAGACATGAAGAGTAATCTTTTAGAGTCACAGAAAGGCCTTATACCTAGCCCTGCGAAAGTTAAATCAGGTCCTGCAATTCCCTTTTAATCATGGCTGTACGAAAAGCTGGCGACAAGCTCAAGGATGCATGTTGGAAAGGCTACGAAGCCATCGGCATGAAAATGAAGAACGGCAAAAAAGTTCCTAACTGCGTGCCCAAAAAAGGCAAAAAGTAATGAGCGAAAAGCGAATGGCAGGCAAAGCCCTTGCTTGCCCAAAAGCTACAAAAGACGTTTTCGAAAATACAAAAAACAGAGACTGGACTATCAAGAAGTTCGGCTACGGTCCAATCAATCCTGATGCGCCTGACGAGAAGTTTTGGGGAGATAAGGCAAAGCTTTGGGATACAGACATGGAAACAGCTAAGACAGCTCGCTGCGGTAACTGTGCAGCGTTTGATCAAAGCGGTCGAATCCTTCTATGTATTCAAAATGGAATCAATGCGCAGGGACCTACAGATCCTGAGCGAATTACTAGCGCTGCTAACTTGGGTTACTGCCAGTTGTTCCATTTCAAGTGCGCCGGGGCTAGGACTTGTGATGCATGGGTCCACGGTGGACCAATCACTGATGAGCCACAAAGCAAAGAAGGCAATGGGGAGATAAGCGACCAAAACGAAATGAGTGAAATTATTGGAGAGCTGCACAAGGCATCCAATATGCACAAAAAGCAGGCTGGTCGCCTGACGTCGTTGCTGGAAGGGATGCGGCAGTAGAGAGATGAGCAAGAAAATACGCTATGCAGGCGAAATTTTTTCGGGATACAACAAGCCCAAAAAAACGCCTGGCAAGAATAAAAAATTTGCTGTTTTAGTTAAAGACAAGAACGGTAACGATAAGATTGTTCGCTTCGGCGACCCGAACATGGAGCATCACTCTGAGGGCGGCAAGAAAGGCTCTGGCCACGGAGATGCCAAGCGTCGAGAGAACTTCCGCAGTCGCCACAACTGTGACGAGAAGAAAGACAAGACGACCCCTGGCTATTGGTCCTGTAATTATTCCTGGTAATGCCTTTTCGATTCGCAAAAGATGTGTGGGACGCTGGGGTCAACCCTTTTGGCATCGTCGCTGGAAACAAAGACGACATACGAAAACTTGCTGATTTTTATGGTGCTCAGGAGAATCAAGAGCGCCTTAACCAGATGCCTTTAGATTCTCAGCTTTTTATGAGATACCTCTCCGGCAGAGGGGCTGAGGGCATGTCAATTGATCAAGAAAGAGGCAAAGCCATCCAGCAGGCCATCTTGGATTCAGAAGCTAATTTGCGTGGGCCTAAGCGTCAGGCAATATTGGAAAATATTAAGGCGAATTTCGGAGATGGTCACTATCAACGAATGATGCAAGGTGATGTCCCGGTTTATTTCGGGGGAAGTAGTGAAGGTATAAACTCTCCATCAACTATTCCTTCCGACAAGCCGTACCGTAATGAGCTGAAAAATTCCCTTGGTAGCTTCTGGGCTACGCCCAACCAAGACGGCTCTTATGACATTGAGGAGCGATATAACTTTAATTACGCTCCTGGAAGCAAAGAAGGATGGAACGACGAGCAAGAAGCTCGTCGAAGAGAAATGCTACGCCAGCAGTTAAGCACAAGCTTGAACCCTGCAGATATTGGCAGAAGGATTGTTATGCAGGGTGAAGGTCAGCCTTATTCATATCGTCTTAGGGTTCAGCCAGATGGAACAGTCATGATGAGATAAATATTGAAATGTCGATTCCTGATATCAATATTGGGGATGCATCAATACCGAGAATTGATATTTGGCTTGCACCGTCAAAGCAAGATCTCTTAGTCCCGAGGCTGCCGCATGGCGTCTCAATGGCGTTGCCACGGATTGATATGCCTGGCTGCGTGGAGGCTCATGTCGATTCAGAGCTGCAGACTGGATTGACAACCAACGATCCTGACAGGGTCGCCATCTATTGCGATGCAGGCATGCCGTCGTTCAACGCGATGTCATACGAACCGCACAAGCTGCAACCAGTTTTCAAAGGCAGCCTGCCCAAGTTCGCCAACACTGAGGCAGAAACGCCTGATGAACCGGAAGCACCATTTCTGCCAATACCAAAACAACCGATTCATACAGCTAACACCAGCAAAGCGGAGACCTCTTCTAAGCCGCAATGCGAAGAAGGCGAGTTGTTGCGCAATGGACAGTGCATTGAGGTCGTCGAGCCGGAAGCCCCGGTCATTGCCCAGGTGGCAGAGCAATATCTACCGCCACTAGAGGCGGTGACGACAACAGCGACCATTGCCACGGTGGCCACTGTCTCAGCTCTAATCGCTAAGCCTGTGGCGGATTTCCTGCTCAAGTTGATTAAACCAATGATCAAAAAGATCATTGGCAAGATCAAGAAGGCTATGGGGAAGCAAGCCCCTGTTCGCTCAGTCCGCCAACGTCGCCTTGCTCAGCGTTCGAGGAATCGAGTGCTCCGTCAAGCCCGAGATCTGATGGGGTGATCTCAATCTCGTGAACGTGCGGTGCCATCTGCACCATCTTCGGAGCTACTACGACATCGGCGCAGACCTTGTATGCCGGAGACCAACTGGCAAAGCTAATACCTTGCTGAGCTAATTCTCCGCAATGGCGAAGACGGGCGATGGAATAATCCAGTTGCTTGTTGAGTAAAGCCTGCTCTGCAAGGCGATTCTGCAAAGACATCGAAGCCTTGCACCGCTCCTGTATTCCGCCATCGAGCGGGATGGAAATGGTGGCACTGAGTCCCAGGCTCCAATTGAAGTTGTTTTTTTGCCCAGTCCTGACTGGCTTCTGATAGGCAATCGCCCCCCGGCCATTGTCGGGTACTCCGTCAGGGATAGGATTGCCGTCCTCGTCAAAGGCACCCTCAAGATCGAGGGTGTCATAAACGGGTTCGAAATACGTTGCTTCGTATGGCTGCTGGTAAGAAGTCGAATTCGTAGCGAACGGAGTCAGGTTAAACGTAGGCCCCATGCAGGAAGTAGAACCTATTGCCGATTGGATGTATGGCCCCTGGAGGATCTGCACCGCCTGGTTCTGGACGGAAGAGCTGCTCTGAGCAATTGGATTCGCAGTTGCGCTAACGCCGCCAACAGAATCAGCAAGAGCAGGAGAGCCACTCGCCAGTAAAGCGATCAGCGCTGGAAAATACTTGTAGTGTCGGTGATGCTTCTTGTTGTCACCTTTCTGTCGATTGAAGTTATGTTTGAAACTCCAGGCCCGCTGTAACTCTCGACAAAAGTGAAGCTTTGCCCTGGAGTGACTTGCCTCCAGCTTGGCTTGCTGTTCATGTCGAGCTGTGTCCATCCTGCTTTTGTTTCAGAGTCAATCTGGAATGACGAAGCTTTTGCAGGGACAGAGATGTCTCCTGAGGTCGGTTCAACGCCGTGCCCAGAAACTGAATAAGACCATCCTGTGTTGTAATCTACCGAGCGAATCACCTCAATCTGCTCCTGGGTAGTCTCAGTGTGGGTTGTCATTTTTCCCATACTGAAGCTTGGAACAATTGGGACGGAGTGTGCTCTTCCTGCAATTAACAAGAGAGCGCTCGCAAGTAACAGGTGTTTCACTGGTAACTCCAGTTAATAGAGTTCTTCTTCCGCTTCGGGCTGGATGACGAGATCAGACATTGCGTAAGAAACACAGAGCAGGGCGTAACCCGCCGCGATCTGGTCGTCGTCAAGAAAACCCTGATCAGACTGATCAACCTTCCCAGAGATCAGCTTTGCTGCACACGATGAACATGCGCCTGCGCGACAAGAGTATGGAAGTGGAATCCCTTCGTCCTCTGCCACGTCAAGGATATATTCATCATCAGGACAATCGAAGGTTTCAGTAGTTCCCTCGATCTGTAACGTGACTTTATACATTAATTATCAATTCTGAGCTCGTTAACATACTGCCCCGTGACTCGTGTACCGGCTCCCCCTGCTGTGATTGTGATCGCACCGTCCAGGCCGATGGTCCCGCCCAGATTGCCTGCGACTCCTCCGGAGCTAGTCACCGTGTTGCCGAAAGTCGGCATTGTGCTAATTACACCTGAGCTGACAGTGCTACCAGTACTGGGCTTATCACCCTCAATAAAAGATTCTGCGAACTGGAAGCTTTCACCAGAAACCTTGACTGAAGCATCGGTTCCTGTGAAGCCGACAGAGCTACCAGCCGTGAAATTACTGAGCCCACCAATATTGCCTGATGTCGTGCCATCTGAAGTGGTCAGATTCTCACCAGACACTGAATAGACGCTCGGAACGCGTGTCGCATTAGAGGCAGCCGCGTCAACGCCAAGTTGCACACTGGTCTGAATGCGATGAATGATATCCGCTTGTGCGGAAGGAGCAAGCAACCCAGTGACAGCAACGAGTGCTAGAACTTTTTTCATTACGCTTTGGGCGAAGGATCATCTCTTTCCTTGTCCTTCTTTTTGCCTGCATCGACACCAAATGATACGAGGGTCGATGTAAACACCGAGGCAATGAAGGTTGGATCAATTTGCTTTTGCTCTAGACCAGGAATCGACACATAGTTAAGTGTCAAGATTGCCCCAGCCCAGCCAAGAATGACAATACGGACGAGAGTACCAACACCCTCGTCGTGCCATTCGAACTTGTCTTTTTTATCAGGCTTCTCGTTAGCCTTCTTGTCGTTGCCTGGCAGGCTCATTTCTTCTTAGGGAATGCGGACTGCAGGCCAGCCAGTACAAGCTGAACAACGCTATTGCTTCTGAGTTTGGGATTGAGACCAATAATCTCAGAGGCAGCAGCAACGATGATCGCGATTAAAGCGACTGTTTCGGGTCCCATAAGAAATCTGCATTCCTTAAAAGTCTAAGAATCTTCCTTAGTGGGTTCGTTGCAGTACTGGTCGTAAAAAGCGCTCATGCAATCGACGATCCCCATAGGGGTCTTATTGAGTGCTGTACTGAAGTTTTCTTGCCACCAGGACTTGTAAAAGGTTTCAATTTCGACTTTGCTGGGCTTGCTCAACGAAAGGACGCAACTGTGGACAGTCTGCAGACGTTTTACCGAACCGCAAGCCTGAAGTAACAGTTTGAACGCTTAGGCTGTCACTGGTGAAAAAATGCAGATGGCACTGACCTCTCCTCAGACGCAGCAGCAGCAGAACCGGGCCGACTACATGGAGTTTCTGTATGAGCTGTACGACCGCAAAAACGCTGAACCAGGCCTGGTCGGAACGTTCACAGGGCTGTATCAACACCACTGCGAACAGATCAGCGAGCGTGCGGTGCAGCTACAGCAAAGAGACTGGCATCACTCTGGGCACATTGTTCGCAGGAATCTTGGCCTTGATTGAACGCAAACGCCGAAAGATATCAAGCACTATGCAGCAGACCTCGGCTGTCGTTGCCACTCGCGATTTCTTGCTGCGTTTGATTGATACTAAGGAAACGCCCAGAATTCCAAGAGAAGTAAGAAGAGAAGCACGGGCTTTGCTTCGTCACTATCCAATTGCCAGTGAGTTGAGACCTGTTCTGGAGAAAGGTTTTGCTTCTGAAGATTTATAGAATGACATTGGCTAAACGGATTAGCTGAATGATTGACTACAGCCTCTTTGATGCAGCCCAAGCAAAATATTTGCGTGATGTAAATGCTCAGCTAGCCAAGAAGGATAGAGAGAACCCCGGCTGGGATAAAGAATTCATGTCAAGGTTCACCTTCAAGGAGAAGGTGAGGAAAAAATATCTGAAGGAAATTGATGCAGGCAAGCAGAGGATGTATGAGACATCACCTGCTGGCACCTATGACTCCTTCATCGAGTACCACAACCCGATGAGGACTGAGGCTGAAAAGAACAGCCAGGCAAAGTTCATGCAGCTTGCACATAGCGGCAATAGCGAAGAAGAGATTCGCGCAATGGGTTATACGGGCGTAACCCCCGAACATCTCAGAGGCACTAAAGGCAACCCAACTGGCTATGGGAAGTCCAAGTACAGGCCACCAGCAACTCAAGACGCGAGTTATTTTCAACAACTCGCCAGAGATATTGATAATCCGCAGGAGAACCGCATCGCCCGAAATATCAAGAAGAGGCAAAAGGAAGATCCGTCCTTGTTCAGGCCAAAGGGCAAGATGTACAACCTGCCAACGCCTGGCACTCCCAGCTACGGACGCGATGGCACCTATGACACAGATACGGGAGTCTTCACGCCATCGGATG